TAGGTCTTATCCTGCCACGCGACGGCCAGCATGGAGAACCAGCGGCAGAGGCGTTTATACTTGGTGTCGGTGCCGTTGTTGCTGATCGGCCACCACATCGTAAAGACGTGCGTGGTGTTGGTGCCGTCCAGCATGGTGGCAAAAATGGCGTCGGTCTTTGCGTCGCTGTTTGCCGCGCCGCCCAGCGCCTCATGGATCCGGCGCAGGTGTTCGTTCATCGTGTCGAACTGCTCCGCGTTCGGGAAAACGGTGTTGAAATCGCTCATTGTCTTATGTCCTTTCCGTCAGCGTCAATACAAGGTGGCCGTTTTCTACGGAAAAGGCCATCTTGTGCTTTTTGTTGGTGTCGTCCTTGTCCACAAGGCTGATCGCGTCCAGCACTATGACGTCCGTTTCCGCCTTTTTGTAATAGTCCTTGTCGTGGTCGGTCAAGTCCTGCTGTGTGACAAAGATCTGCGAGGGCAGCAGAGAACAGCTGATTTGCTCCGCGTCGCCCACGATAATGGGAATACGGACGCTTTTTTCCACCGTTTCCACCGCCGCCGCGGGGATAAAATCCGCCGTGTCGTATGCGTTTTGTGCGGCATACAAAATGTCTTTGCTTCGGTCGTCGGGGTGGTCGGGATCCGCCACCGTAATGCCGATTTCCCGCCAGTAAAACCCGCTTGTCAGGCCCGCGTTGGAAAACTGGCCGGAAACGGTCGCATACTGCGCGCCGGTCGCCGCCACCGCCGCCGAAATCGAAACGACGGTGTGAACAAGATCGGTCATGGTCGAAATGGGGCCGGCGATCTGACCGTCGCCCATTTTGATCTGCGTAAAGGTCAGCTTTTTCCCGGCTAGATTTTCGTAATAGAGGGCCTTTCCTGCGTCCGTCAATTTCAGTCCTTGAAACATTTCGCTTGCTCCTCCTTTCTTACATGGTCGCGCGGTTCAGGGTGATAAAGTCCGCCGTGTGCAGCCAGCAGCCCATATAGACCTGCATGGGATCCGTTGACAGCTCCAGCACGATTTCGTCCAGCCACGACGAAAGGCGTTTCACGGAGGACAGCGCCCGCCGGAACTCCTCGACATTCGCCTGCGTAATGTGCGGGTTCGTCGTATGCGCCTTGAAGTGGTGCGGCTTGCCGCCGTATTCCCACCACTCCGAAATATAGCCCGTTTCAAAGATCGTGCGAATGATCCGATTGACCGCCGCCTGTGTCCCCATCTGCGTGTAGAACACCAGCGTTTCCGCGATCAGCTGCCGCTTGACGGGCAGGGAATAATCCTCGCTGTATGCGGGCGTTCCCAACTCAATGGCCAGCAGATCCAGCACATTCTCCGGCGCGGTCTGAATGGCTGCATAGGTCACGGCGCCGTCGGCGCTGGCGCACAGCTTTTCCACCTGCCGCCCAATCGCATAGGCCACCGCCTGAACCTCCACAATGTCCGCCAGCGTTTCCCGCGGCAGAATGTCGGTAAAGCGGCTTCCCGAAAGGTTAATCATTCTCCAGCCCTCCATAGGTTACGGAGGCCGTCCCGCTCAATGCCGCCACCTTTGTGTCGGCCACCGCCGTGAATGTCGGCGCGGTCACGGTGACGCGCTTCGCGCCCGCCTCCATAACCAGCGCGGCCAGCTTGGACGGGTTAATGTCGCGCCCGATAGTGCGCTGCCACGTCTTGTATGCCTCGACCGCCTGCGCCACTTCCTGCTGGATCGTCACCGCGCGGGCGCTGTCGCTTCGGTTGATGTAATAGGTCAGGTTAATGCTGTATGTGACCTCCACCGGCGCGGCAACGGTCAGCTTGTCCGTCATGGGGCGGATCGTGTCGCCGGAAAGATACTCTTTCAGAGCGGCGATCATGGCCGCGCTCGGCGCGCTGCCGTCCGCCATCAGGAAAACAATATCGACTTCGCCCGCCGCCTGATCGCTGGTTGCCACCACGTCCCCGATGGACGCGCTGAATTTGCGCGCATGGTACAGATAGCCGTCCGTCGGGCCTGCGGTGGAGTATGCGCCGGGGGCTAAATAGATACGCTCGGCCAGCGCGTCGTCGCTTTCGATCTCCGCGCCGCCCTGCGTTTCCGCCGTGTTCGTTGCGTTCTCGACATAGGGCAGGGGATCCACCATCGTGGACAGCTCGCCCACCGCGAGGCCGTTTCCGACGGTTCCGGCCTCCGTGCAGGTCGCCGCCACGTCCACCGTGGACTGTCCCGCCGGAATTTCCGTATAAACGGACGTCGCAAAGTACACGGAGCCGCCGCCGGAAACGCGCGTCCCCTGCGGGATCGGCGTTGCCGTCTGCCGCACTGCCGATGCCGTAAAGCGCAGCGTTGTGGTCGCGGCCTTTGCCGGTTCGCGCGTGACACCTTTCAGCAGGCCGATATTGTCCAAATATCCGCCGTAGCTGTATTTGAGCAGGCTTTGCTTTCCGGCGCGGTCAATGTACTGCATGGCTTGGTAGATCTGCACCGCCGCCGCGTTCAGGATCATGCGGTGCGGAGAGGCGCGATCCAGCGTCACAGGGCTGTTGGTTTCTTGCTCCATGAAAGCCTCATAGTCTGCGATCAGCTCCCCGCGCACATCGTCAACCGTCTTTCCGTCGATGAAAGACACGTCCGGCGCGTTCTGGATCGCGGATAGGTCAGCCATAGGAAAACACCACCTTTGGAATGAGTTTCCCGGCCTCCGCGTGTTCCCATTGGATTTCCTGCACACGCAGCGCCGGAATGAATTTCGGTACTTTCTCGGTCACTTCCGCCGCATAGGTGCTTTTGGCCAGCGGCGCGGGCAGGTCGAGAAAGTCCATGGATATGCCGAAAGAACGATCCAGCGGCATGGTTCCCTCGCGCGTGGAAAGCAAGAGGGCAGCCTGCCGGTCTAAATCGGCCAGCCGGTCGTCGGCAAACGTATAGGCCAGCTCAAAATCGTATGGCGCATTGCTCATGTGTACTCCTCCAGCGAAAGCGTCAGGGTGGCGCGGGCCAGCTCACCGCCGGAATACAGCTTGTCCCATGTCTCGCTCTGCGCCACCAGACAAAACGGGTTTTGACTGATAACCTTTCCGCCGATCACAAGGTATTCCGCCGTGCCGCTCTCGACCGCCTCCGCGATCCGCTCCAGCGTCCGGCGCGGTCGGACGCCCAGCGCAGCGGAAAGCGTGATCGTCAGCTCCAGCGTTTGGCTGTCCGGCCCTAAAAATTCCTTTTTCGGCTTTTGGCTGATCGTTTCATGTGTTGTCCAGCGGCCTTTTACCTCGCGGCTCATGGTCTGAAAGGTCAGCACCTTTTCGTCGCTGACTTCAAAGACGATCTCGCGCCCCAGCGTTCCGATCATGTGCCTGCACCTCCCGCCGTGGGCGGCGCTGTCGTGCCGCCTGCGCTTTCTTTGTGGGTGTGGGTGTCCAGCGTTACCCCCTTGCCGGAAACGCCGCCGGAGGCCGTCACAGCGCCCGCCACGCTCACGTTTCCCTCAATGACGATGCTGGACGCCTTGATCTTCACAACGCCGTTTTGACAGCGGACAAAGGCAACACCCGGTTTCCGCGCCAGCTCCTTGCGGAAAAGCCCTTTTCCGCTCTCCGCCGGTCGGTTGCTGTCGCTCCACGGGCGCCCTAAAACCACGCCCATTTCCGCGCCGTTGGACAGGTGCAGAACCAGCACCGCGTCGCCCACCTCCGGCATATTGTATTCGCTGGACAGCAGGGGGATCTCCTGTGTCACGCTGTCGTCCCTGTCGTGGTAGACCACGCGCACCGTTCCCGCAGCGTAATTGACTGCGGACACCTTGCCCAGCCTGATATTTTCTTTCATAGCGGCCTCCTTACTCAACCAGCGACATTTCCAGATCCATGGTGTAGCCGCCGCCGATGTTATGCGTCACTTTGTCGATGTAGTATTTGCCGGACAGCGCGCCCAGCCCCTGCACCTCGACGCATTGCGACGCGGCCAGAGCCGCGTTTCCCATGATGGTGGCGGACAGCGTGACGCGCCCATGGTTTTCCTTTTTGATCGCCGCTTTCAGCTGCCGCTCCGCGTCCGCCTGACTATCCGCCTTGCCGGACAGCTTCAAGGCCCGCTCCTGCGTCCCCAGTGTGACCTTGATTTCCTTTGATGTTTTCGCGGGGGTATAGGCAAACTCGCCGCCGGTATAGGTTCCGCTCATACGCTGCTGCCAGCTCCATGCCTGCAGGTCGGTTTCGGTCAGTACCAGCACGGCAGGCTTTTTCTTGTACTCCTCGCGGTCATACACAACGATTTTGCGGTTATAGACTTTCATGGCCAGTCCGTACTTTTCGCACAGCTCGGCGTAAAATTCGCAGTCGGTTTGATCCTCCTGCTCCTCGCATTTGATCGTAAACTCGTATTCGTTGCTTTCCGCCGCCTGCTTCACGTCCGCAGCGTCCACCCAGCCGTAGACGGTGGAGCCGCCGCCGGAAACATGGATCAGGTGGTACGGGTGCTTGCCGTTGTAGGTCTGCGTCACCTTGGCTTTGCCCGGTTTGCAGGCATAGCCCGTGTTTCCGTTGGAGCTGACATAATGGCGGGTGCCGGTGAAATCCACCGTGTTGCCCACCTGCGGCGCGCTGCCGGTGCTTCCGCCGGTGGAGGCAGCCGCGCCCACAATGTCCGCGGCGTCCACCCAGCCGTAAACGGTAGAGCCGCCGCCGGAAACCGCGATCAGGTGGTACGGGTGCTTGCCGTTATAGGTCAGCGTCACCTTGGCTTTGCCGCCCTTGCACTTATAGCCTTTGTCGCCGTTGGAGCTGACATAATGGCGGGTGCCGGTGAACTCTACAATGTCGCCCACCTTTGGCGGGGAGGCCGGAGCCGCTTCCGTCGGTTGCTCCGCCTTTTGACTGCTGCCGACGTCCCACACCAGCGCAATGCCCGCGCGTCCGGCAATGTCCTTTCCGATCTCCTGCAGGGTGATGTTTTCCCATACCTTGCTCCGTTTCCGCGCACGGAAATTCCCGTCCGCAGGAACGGACACCGCCGAAATGGTGCCGGAGATCGGCCAGCCGGAAAATGTGAATGTGTCCAGCACGAACGAACCGCAATCCAGCCGCCGGTCTGTGCCAGAGCTGTCCCAATTTTTCAGCGCAATGGCCGCGGTCAGTCGGTCGCCCGTCTGCGGCAGCCATGAGTTGATCCATTTTCGGTCACGGTCGTGGATCGAAATGTCGAGGCCGTCCGCCTCGCCGCTCGCCGGATCGGTATAGGTACATTCCAGCTCGCTGTCCGCCATTTTGTCGCTGGCCGGTACGCCGTTATAGGTGATCTCGATTTCCGCCGTTCTTGCCCTCATTGTGCTTTCCTCCATTCGGGCAGCTCGACCGGCGACGCCGCGGTGTCGATCTCCGGCACCGCGACGCTCACGCCTGCGTCAAAAATGAATGTGTCCAACAGGGGATAGTTTGCCGCCATGAGCGTGTCCGCGCGGGTTTCATCGTCATAGACCGCCTTTGCGATAGCGTCCCATGTGTCGCCCTGCTTCGTGGTGTACGATTTCATGTCAGCCTCCTATCATGTCGGGGAAAAGCTCTTGCGGCGCTCCTCGGCCCTCATGCGGTCATACAGACGCTTGAACTCGGCAAAGCTGATCCGCCCCGCCTCCTCCGCGTCCTTGCGCGTCACGCTGCCGTAGAAGTTGAACACAGGGGCAAAGGTGATCGGCTCGCCGCCGGTTCCTCCGCCGCCGGTCTGCGGCTTCGGCTTTCCCTTGCCGCCCAGCAGGTCGGCCAGTTTGGACAGCGGCAGCACCGCCTCCGGCTCGCCGCCCTCTCCGATCTGCGCCAGCGTCGGCGCGGTCGCAATGCCGCCCGCGGCCAGCGCGGGGAGGGGTGGGATCGTCGGAATATTGATGGAGAAGTTTTTGCCGCCTATGACCGGCACCCATTCAGGAATGGTGAAACCACACTTGTTGATCGCACTAATTACGGCGTTCACGCCGCCTATAATTGCGTTGATCGGCAACAGCGTAATATTGACAAGCCCTTTGAAAAGGTTCCCGACAATATCACAAATTCCTTGCCACGCCTGTTCCCAGTTTCCCGAAAATACGCCGGTGATGAAGTTTATCAACCCCGTAAAGACGCCCATTATATTTTCGATAATAGGGGCCAGCGTCAAAAATGCTTGTTCCAGCCCATTCACGACCAGCGAGGCCAAAAATTCAATTCGCGGCGCAAGTCTTCTCCCGATCAATTCCGCCATGGATTGGAGCGCCTGCAAAAGCGGCTTCGTCAGGTAAACTTCCAAAAGAAAGATCCGGCAACCGCCGATGCCCTTCGCTCTCTGAAAGAAATCCTGGATATGGACAAGGTCCCGTATCTCAGTGGCTATGACCGGGAACGTGTCTGCGTCCCGCAGTTCTGCGGCTGCAACCATCAGGACTGCCGGTACAGGCGCTTCCTGAATCGCTGCGATGATGACCGCTATGTTTTCCAGATCTGCAACCACAACCTGCTGCTGGCGGATGCCATCCACCGTAGCCAAGGCAGGCGTTCCATTCTCCCGGAGCATAGCGTCATCAT